ATCATTATCACGAACTTTCATTACTCTGTTCAAGAACTTACGATTGAAATACCATTTCCCACCTTGCAAATAACGGCTAGGAAGTGTGGTAGTAAAATCAATCAACCAATCGACCAATGCTTTGTCAGTTGCCGCAACATCACCTGCTATACCGGTGGGTAATGCAGGATACACATCAACATCACGCGCATCATCAGGATCAGGTGCAAAAGTAGGTTTAAAAGATTGACCAGTGGTATTGACAATATCTAAACGATTACTTGACAAGATACCGCGCATATTTTTAGTACCGCCGTTTCCGAACAACACTTGCATGAGTGTATAACGACCAATCTCATCGTCCAACAACATCATCAATTTACCGTAAAGGTCTAAATCGCTACCGAGCATCGCTTCATCAGTAAGACGCGGTTTAGCATTAACTTTAGAGATCTGATTAACAACCTCGCGGTATTCTTGAACAGTAGTCTCAGCAATATTTGAGCCTGGCACGTTCTCAAGGCCTTGTTGAACACTTGGGAAACCAACTAATACTTCTTCACGCAATGAACGAGGCATATTTCTATAACCTATTGCGCCCAATATCGGGTATGACTCACGAGCACGTTCGATGATTGCACGAGAAAGAACTTCGTCAACTGACTCTAAACCAAAACCAGTCTCAGTAAGGTTTAATGCGTTTTTGACATGCGAAACAATATGATTTTTAAATTGCTTTGCAGAATCTTTATCGTTTTTATCACCACGATAATTCTTAACAAAATCACCAATTGCTTTTTTAATACCTTCGTCAACTTGACCTTTAGTAACAGTAGTACCTGGTACAATTTGTGCTTTAATCTTAACTTCAAGATCAGCACAAATATTTTTCATTTCATCCATTGAAGATGCATGATTTGCCGCTTGTGTGGCAAATTCAGTGGCGATTTTTTCGTTTTTAGTTTCAGCGTCTGCTTGTTTTACAACCAAAAGGTCGTATTTAGCAATGGTCGCATCAAGGTTAGATTGCGCTTTGGCAAGTAGTGCTTTTAATTCTTCATCCATTAGGGATACCTCAGTAAATAGTTAAAATTTATATGTATACGTATTATCATTATCACAATGACGTTTCACAGTATCCCACTGTTAATTAAACATACTATATGCTTTCAATGACTCAATATCAATACCTGATTTTTTATCCGGTTCATAGCGACTACAGATTGTCATAGACTGTTTGCGACTCAAACCGGTTGAGCGCAATATTTTTTCCATTTCACGTTTACTCGGTAAAACACCGGTAATAATCTGAGATTTTATAGTTTCAACGGTTGATAATTCATTACATGCAAAGTTTACAAATGACACTTCTTTAACGTGGATTGCTTTTAGATAATTAATACCCTTTTGAGCGTCCCACTCTTCATCCATGACATTGTAACCAACACTCATTGATTTAATATCCCCACGGCGCATTAGTATGTCAACATCTTTACCAAAAGAGGTTGGTGCAATATCACCTTCAATAAGGAAACCCTTACTATCCTCTGCTATTTGGTCTATACCACCTAATGGTAGACTACCGTGATCATGTCCCCAAAAGAGTATAGGCATAGTACCTGCTTTCTTATGTATTTCTATTGACTCGGCATAGCAACCATCTAAAGCAATATCACCTGCATGATCTTCCACGTTTTTGACGTTACCATATGCGGTAAACTTTAAAGTGTCACCGATGGATTTTATTTGACACTCCATATGTAATTTATTCATCATCAGAATCCTCATTAGATGGTTGAGCATTAGTAGCTGTTTGTGCAGCTAGTCTGTTTTGTTCTTGTAATTTCGGTATGTCGCTTAATACACCAAAGGTGAAATTATTAGTGTCAATCGCGTGGAAATCACCACCTTCAATCTCATCACGACCCAGATCATCACGCATTTCATTGTGACTAATAGCGCCTGTAGAGAACTCGGCTTTTAATGCTTCAACTTGGCTAAGTCTGTCACCGCGTGCGTATTTGGTAACATCAAGTGTAAAAGTGAATGAACCACCTATGGCAATTTGCATGGCCATTTCAAACTTAGTGATCATCGGGACAAGTGAGTCTCGTAAATAAGCGCGATTATTATCCTCTAACTTGCCGTATCGATTTGTGTCACTCACGTTGATACGGTGTGAAGGTACACGAAATATTGAACACAAAGCGTTTTTACTAAATGTTCGTTGTAATATTAATTCAGTGTCTGCAGGTGACAAACCCATAGCTTGATATTTAAGATTATTCTCAAGTACAGGCGTGTTACCTGCATTTTTCATTCCACTGTTCTTTTTCCAATCTTCTTTTAATCGTAATATTGCATTTGCATCGCTAAACACAGCATCGGTGTAAAGAATACCTTTTGGCATAGCAGCATTTTCCATCAGCGAACCAAGATACTTCTCTTGGGCAGATGCTATGCCCACAGCAATGGCTTGCGACAGTATAGGTGATATACCCACGATACCATCAAGACTGTTTAATTTAATGTGTATAATATCACCACCGGCGAATGCTATACCTGGTTTACCGTCATTGGTCACATATGTGTGATATACACTGCCATTTACATCTACATTGGTGATAACATTCTCTTGAAACCTAAAAGGTAATAATTCAGATATGTTACCTAAACGGTTGCGAATTGGCAGAATATAAAAGTTACCTCTGGTTTCCATGCAAGTAATGTACATTTCAAGCAAATCTTGCATAGTTTGGTAACTATTAGGTTTCATGCCAAAAATCTTATATTCTCGGCGCGTTTTCTCTATTTTCTTACCGTTTCGCTTTAATAGGACCGGTATTTGACCAACTGACTCTGATTTGTCGCGTATACAAGCATATACAGTATCTAAAGCCATAGCACCGCTAACGGTGACGTTTTCACCTGCAAAACTGTTAGATCTCATCAGCCCTGCAAATTGTTGCTCAAAGGACTTGATTTGCATCGTCAAGTCACTTACTTGAGTTTTCAAGGCTTTGGTTCTACTGGTAAACCAGGTTAATGGATTTAAACGCATAACAAACCTCTATCCTCATATGGATTTTTATCAGGTGGTTTCTGTAATGTAGCACATGATAACGCAATTATTGTGGCAATCAATGGATCTATTTTATCGGTTTTCTCTTTACCGGTTTCTTTAATCACTTTCATATTGTTTTGATCAGTAATTTTTGCCACCGCACAAGTGCAGGCAAACTCGAATAATGTGTCATTGTATCTGAAAGTAGTCTCTTTAATCAATTGTTCTAATTTTTTAGCAGGTTCAGACATATTACCAGTACCTTGAGATACCGATACTACTGCCAATCCGTCCTCTTCCCACTCTTCACCAAGTTCTTTCATGTGATAAGGATCATATCCCATCATTTGTACATCAAAGTTCTTAAACGCCCATTGAACGACATTATTAATCTGACTATCTCTTATACTAGCACTGTCAACCAATATCAGGCTACCAGTCTCAACTGCTTTGCGATATATTTGCTGCAAATGATCTGTGGCTTTCTTCATTGAAGCGCGTGGTAATAAGTTTATATAGAAACAATCAGCACCACCAGTGTCCATGTCTTTTTTACTACCATATAACTCATTAGGGAATAATAAACAAAAACTAGTTAAATCGACATTCACAGATCTATCTAACGCCACAAAACACTTGCGACCATAATAATCTGCATAACTACCATCAAATCGACATTCTTGCACCTCATCAATTTCAAGCCATTTATCATACCCAGAAACAAACAGGTTTAAATGCTTAGTCAGGAAATTTATCTTTTCTTCACTGGACATTGATGCTTCAATATATCGGTCGCGAACATATGGTAGTCGCGGTTGAAAACCAATACCTGGGTTAGCTTTTATCCAATTTTTCTCATCATCCCAATTTTTAATATCTTCTTTGTCAATCTCATATATTGCATAGAAATATGAATCATTGGCAACATCCATATCGAGCACTTGCTTACCTGCAGAATTTAGATCGGTGCATATACCATCAAGTACAGTACCTGCAGTAGTAATTGTCAACATGAGTCCTTCATCTTGCGCCCCAAACGCAGAAACCATTACTCCGTATATGTTTCTATCCTTAATTGCATGGCATTCATCCAGGTTCACCATAAGGGGGTTTTTCCCATCAAGCGTGTTACTGTCCGATGCTAATGGTTTAAAGTATCCACGTTTAGCAGGATATAGAATATCGTTTGTGCGTGCCTTGAATATACTACTAAGCCGTGGTGACAATTCAATCATGGTGTGCGCCGCACTCCATAACTCTTTTGCCTGGTCTTTTTTAGTGGCCACACTATATGTTCGTGGTTTGAAGTGGCCAGATTTATACATAAGATATAAGGTTAACCCACCGGCCAAAGTAGACTTACCATTTTTACGTCCTACTTGTACATAGGCATATTTATATTTCCTAAACCCACTTTCCGTTATTTTCCATGCCATTAAACAGCAGACAATAAATATTTGCCACGGTAATAAAACAGTTGATTTACCCACTACATGAGCAGGTCCATCTGTTATGGGTATAAATTTAAACCACAGTACGACTGACTTGGCAGCTTTAACGTCAAAATAAATATCTGTTCTATTTAGGTCACTTATGTGACGTTCACACATCTTTTTTATATACTTTCCGGCTATAATCTTTCCGGTAATAACATCATGGGCATACTTGTGACACCAACGATAGTCTTGATCCCCCACTTCTAGGTCAGGATGAGCATACTTAGATATTGCTCTAACAGCCATTAAACAACCACTCCGATAACATTCGCTTTTGTCCTTGTTGGAAATATGAATGATCAGCCTCTATTCCTATAAAACTTCGATTAGTTCTTAAACATGCCACACCTGTACTAGCAACACCCATAGTAAAATCAATAACAATATCATGTTCGTTTGTATAGGTTTTAATAAAATATTCCATTAATTCTACAGGTTTTTGATTAGGGTGAAATCTACCATCGTTAGAACCATCATTATTAACCACATTTATTTTTATTAAGTTTCTGGGGTGTCTTTCCGCAGATGGTTTGTAAACAGATGGTTTTGTAAAACCATAATTTTCGGTTTGTTTAACATTACCTTTATATGATTTTTTCACACTATGTCCACTTGTCATTTGAGGATTGTAAACAGGTGGTTTTTTATAAAATACAAGTACACTTTCATGGAATTTCATGGGCATTTTATTAGCGTTTAAATGCCCAGAACCTTTGTTCTTAACCCATATCCATTCTGACTTGAACATATTAATATTACTGCTGACCAGTGTGCTCGTGAAAGGTTGTGAGGCCGTTAATACAATTGCACCATTAGGTTTTATTATTCGATTTAATTGAAACCACATATTTTCCAATGGTAAAATCGAATCCCATTTGTTTTTAGTAGCACCATATGGTGGATCTGCAAGTATCATATCTACCGAACCATCCGGTATATTTTTCATTTCTTGCATACAATCACCATGTATAAGGTTAACAGCCATTAATTTTTATACCTATCATTAACCCCATACCAAAAATACACAATATGAATACAGAAAAAGATATTGCATCTGTCCAATCGCCACTTTTAACAATTCTTGGCGGCGGTGGCGGCGGCGGGACTGGCGGCCTTGCTAAAGCATTTCCTGGTGTTGGTAAAGGCTGATACCCACCTATTTTATTTTTATTCATATTTATACCTCATCAAAACCGTCATCTTGCTCACTAGGTGGAACGCCAGTGCTTAACGTTTTACCACGAGCACTTGGCGTCATACTAAACTCTTTAAGATAGAATCTTACAGCAGCTTGTGCATCTTTCAAAACATCCAATGCAGGATTACGTTTAAGGATCATTTTACGATCGCCTTTGTACTCCATGTTCATGCCCATTTCTTCAATTGATAAGTTACACTCATCAACCAATGCAAGGTTAACAGCTAACATTCCAAGGCCTGCAGAATCCACTTTAGCCATGACAGTACCATTATCTTTAATCTGGTCGAATGTTGATTGATAATAGTATATTTGTAACTTAGAACGAACAAAGTTAGGATAGGCATCACGCAATCCCATCTTATTTCGGTCATTTATAACTATTTCTGGTTTTACGTTGACATCATCACTAAAAGATTTTGCCGGTGGTCTAACCTTCGGCATAGGATGAATTGGCAACTTTATCTTAGGCAATTTATCATACATTTCTATTGACACCTGTGTGTTTTTCCCTGATTATACTCCAAATTATACCAATTGGTACTAGTCATTTTGTCCATATCTGTTTTACCCTAAAAGTCACATTTTCGTACACGAGTG